GCCAATCAGGAGCTGGCCGTTGGTGGGTGTGGAGCCCGTCCCCGTGCCGCCACTGGCAACAGGAAGTGCGCTGCTCAGGACAACCGTGCCGTTGATCGTGGTCGTTCTGGTGCCGCTGGTCGGGCCCATGGTGATGTTCGTCGTCGAACCCACTGCGCCGCCTGTGCCGATGTTGATGGTCTTGGTTGAGCCGCTGGCGGTAACGCCGGCTTGGATGTTGGTCGTCTGGCTAACCGTTGAGCGGCCCAGCGTGATGGTGCCGGTGCCAGCAGTGTTTCCGAGAGTGAGCAGGCCGGTGGTCTGGCTAGTGCCGATGTTGATGTTGGATGTGACGCTGTTGACGTTAAGTCCAGCGCCGACATTGAGGGTGCCAGCAGCCGATAGCGTTTGGTTGATCGTCGTTGTGCTGGTGCCGGCTGTTGACCCAAGGGTGATCGTGGTCGTCGAGCCCGCTGCACCGCCTGTGCCGAGGTTGATGGTCTTGGTGCTGCCGCTGGCAGTCACGCCGGCCTGAATGTTGGTGGTCTGCGAAAGCGTTGAGCGGCCCAGCGTGATGGTGCCGGTGCCAGATGCGCCGCCAGCAACCCAAGTGCCGCTGGTGAGCGAACCACCCGCGTCAATCCCAACAGTTGAAGAGGCAATGGTAAACCCGCCGCTACCTGTAAAAAAAACCGTACCGAAAGCTAAAAGTCCACTAGTACCAATTCCAAACGTAGTGCCGCCGGTAACATTTGTCCCGCGAATGGGAGCGGCAAAAAAGCTGCCGTATAAGTTCCCGTCAAGGGTAACGGGATTTGAAGCCGCAAAAGTTTGCGCTCCAAACATGTTCATGCGGACATCGGTTACCGTACCCGTACTGGTGGTATCGGTGAACGTAGCGGCGTTCTGAACAAGGTTGATACCTGCGGTCGTCCACGCCGCTGCGCTGCTGTTGGGCGCGGCGAGTGTCGTGCGGCCCGTGACCGTCAGGTTGTCGGTTTCGTTGTAGTTGACTGACCGTTCCGCAGGGTAGGTGACGAAGACAGTCGAGGTGCCGGTAAGCGAAATCGCCGCGCCACCCGCGCTAGACGACAGGATCGTCGTGCGGGCGAGCGTAGGGCCAGCCGCCGTGTACGTGCCGATCCCGACTTCCCAAGCGGTGCCGCTGGTAATCGTGTAGTACGTGGTGTTCCCGTCCCCAACGACCGCGAACGACTGAAAGCCAGCCACAGCGCCGGCAAGCGTGATGGTGCCGGTGCCGGTGGTGGCAGTCGTTTCCTGTACGCGATCAGCGAGAACAAGAGCCATTATTTGATGCCGTTGCGGACGGACGCAGCGAGCAGGGCAGTGATGTAGGTCTTATAACCAGCAAGCATGTCTTTTCTCCTCAGAGCCAAACGTCATTTTACAGCTACTGCGTCTTCCCATGCTTTAACCATCAACCGGTGTTTTATACTGCAATCCGCGTATTTTGCAATGATGTCGCCTTCCCAGAGCGCCCGCTCAGGGTCGAGCAGCGTTAGCGGCGGCGCTTGAAGCGTTTGACACTTCGACGCTAGGTTCGCCGGAGGACGCGGCATTGGCGTCACGGATACCGCTTTCGAGCAGCTTACGCACAGCATCAGGAGCGGCACAATCAACAGGAACGGCAGGAGCCGTTTTGTATATTTCCCGAATGGTATAGGTTCTCTCGGTCGCCACCCCATTGGCTTTATCGCGTTGGGCCTCGTACGCCTGCGAAATATCATCTACCACCTCTTGCTTTTTGACGCGCTGCTTCTCAGCCTTTTCCATAGCCTTTGCGTACGCTGCGTCGCACTGCCAGTCGCGGACCTTGTATCCTGCGGCTGCACCGACGATGAGAGCGCCTGCCGCTGCGTATAGCATAATAGGGTTAGGGATCATGCCAGCCACCCAGCAAACTTCTTCGTCTTCGCCATGCGGTCATCGAGGCCATGGGTGCCGCCGTTGATCCGCTTGGTCAGCGCAAGAATAGCAGCGTCGTTGATGCCTTGGTCGCAGATGCCCCAGAGCTTGTTCTTGTCGAAGAACCACAGCGCCGACTCGAAGCAGAGCTCGGTTGCCACTAGGTCGGGGTTTGTCATAACGTCCGGGCGCTTGATGTAGTCGGAGAACGCTTGGTAGTTCAGCTTACCCGTCAGCTGGAGCGCGCCGCGTCCACGGTACTTCCATCCATCACCTGATGCCTCAACGCCGTTACCCATGCGGCTGGCGTAGACCCGGTTGGCAATCTTCTGCGGCTGGCGCTCATACATCTTGGCCATAGCGTCGGTGGGGAAATACTTACCAAAGATGCCGCGCAGACCCTTCGCGCCGTAGTTCAGGTTCTCACTGAACGCCGTGAAGTTGCCGCTCTCGTGCGCCGTCTGGGCAAAGAAGTGCGCAGCGCGGTTAGGCGACAGCTTGTAGTAGGTAGCGGCAGCCTTGAGCGTACCGGGGCCAAACGCACCGTCAGCGGTGACGCCGATCTTCTTCTGGAGATTTACGAGGCTCATCCGTCCTTCTTCTTGTTCCAGAGTTCAAAGAGCGTCTTGATCTTCTCCTCCGCCACGCCGAGGCGCACATCCATCTTGGCGAGGATGATCGTCAGGGAGATGAACGCTAGAACGACGGGCCAGAGCTGACCGATCAGCTCGACGGTGGAGAGATTACCAGTCACTTACGCCCCCGGATTGCGCCAGTCAGGGAAGTCGCTCTCGTCAACCACGCCGTCGCCGTTGGCATCGTAACGCAGGTCGTTGCGGTACTTCTCCCACGGAGCCATGCCATCATCGTCAACCACAGGATCGACAGGCTCGACCGGAGCGGGTTCTTCAGGCTTCTTATCACGCGCATTGGCGTTGAGGCTCAGACCACCCAGCAGGCCGACGAACGCGCCGATGACCATGTTGAACGCAGGACCGACAATCTCGAAGACCTTGTCGCTGTCTACCAAATGGTTCGGTGCGAACAGGCCGATGACCAGCGCGGCCACGACGACCAGCACGACGCAGGCCAAGGTGATCACGGCAATGCGGATCGTGAACTCGACCGTGTCCTCGATACCGTCGCGGGTGCTTTCAAAACGATCCCAGAAGCTCACATCAAGTTCCGCAGTTTGTAGGTCGTGGTGAGGTAGACCCCAGTCACGCCGTCGATGAGGTTGGCCACGGCACGGTTGCCCTTGCAGATTTTCTCGTGGTTCTTCTCGATCCACTCTGCGTCCTCTACGAGGATGAGCTGGATGTCCGTCGCCTTGGTCTTCGGAGCGCGCACCGGGCCGATAAGCTCAAACGCACCTTGGTATGCCTCTACCAAGCTATCCAGAGCCTCGATGACGTCTTCGTAGAAGTTGCCTAGGGCTTTGTGACGCGCGTATGCACCGACGCCGTTAGCGGTCCAGTGCTCAAAGTGAGCTACGTTGCGGGCGTAAAACACCCGGCTGATAAGCTCTTCAATCATCAGGCAATCCGGATGATGGCGGTCGTGTTGGTCGCCGCCGGGAAGATAATGGTGAAATCACCTGCCGTCGAGGTCTTGTCCGAACCGAAATCCAAAACCACTACAGCGGCGTTGGTCAGCGTGGTGTTGGCGTTCGAGTTGGCCGAAGGCGTGGTGTTGTAGATCAGCGCACCCCGAGCCGTGATAGTTGCGTTGGAGAAGGTCAGGTCCGAGAAGTCGGTGAAACCGACGCCTGCCGAAGCCGTGTTGTTCGACGTGACAACGCCAAGGTTAACCAGTGTACCACCGCCAGCGGTGTAGTTGGTGCCCGTCACTTCGTTCGAAGCGGTATAAGCCGTAGTGTTCGCGTCAATCGTAGCCGACGAGGTGTACAGCGCCAGCTTGAACGTATCGCCACCGGTAACGCGGAAGTCGTGCACGGCCAGCATAAGCTCGGCCTTGAAGCTGGTGCACATCGCTTGGGTAATTGCCATCTTGAGGTATCCTTACGCGTCGAGGATCGGGATCAGCTCTGGATGACCCGCTTGCTTAAACTTGTTCACCAGAGTCACATTATGCGACCGCACCGCTTCGTGCAGGTAGTACACAAGGACGCCTCGGATGTTCTCCCGAAACGCTTCAGCCTGCTCACGGATTGCCGGGTGCGCCTGCGCTCCGACGTAGATGATCTTGTCCAGCGCGCGTTCGGCAATCTCTTCGGGTGTGAAACCACGCCCTTCGGTCGCCATGACCATCACGTCCCCGACGCCACTGATTCCGTTGAACATAGCTTACCTCACCGGGTAGCGGACTTGGCCGCTGCGATACATGTCTTCGCGGTTCTTGCCTTCGGCCAGCTGCTTCAGCAGAGCAAGTGCTTCGTCGTAGCGCTTCTGGTAGCCGACAATCACGTCCTGCTCGCCCTTCATGAAGGTATAAGCTTCGAGAAGAGAGCCATAGAGTAGCACGCTTTCAAAGTTGTCCCCAAGCCACGAAGTGCTCGCGGTCGTGATCGACGGCGGGTAGTAGAAATAATGCAGCTCGACGGTGTAGTCGTCATCCGGCGTCGGGCCAAGGATATACGAGTTCTCGTCAAAGTAAGCGTAATGGGACGGGAGACCCTGCGTGTTCGGGTTAGGAAACGACTGACGGATATAGCTGACGTCCTTGTTCAGCAGGTACTCATAGTTGCCATCGTCGTCGATCACAGCCAGTGAGAAGTTAGCCAACCAGTCAGACGGCACCGA